GGGGCCGCTACAATCCTTGTAACGTAAAAGGGCTATATCATGGCTACTGTGACTTTCTGGGACGGGACAACAAATCCGCTCCAGACGGCGATGTACACCGAGGCGCGATACCGCAATGGGTCGCTTTACACCTCGTACACTAAGCCGCTATCAACCCTACCCACGGATCAAATACAAACTGTGCACAAGTCAGGCTATACGCCGGACTTCCACAGCAAGATCCGCGAGGGAAAGTTGGTAGAGTTCACAGAACGTTCCGTCGAACGACGTGGCATCCATGCCACGCCTGGAACGTTTTATGGCGTTAAGTTCAACCCACTGTATCCCCGAAAGACCTGCGAGCAGGATCATAGGGTAAATGTGGGTGCTTCATGTGCGGTCAAGAAGATCCGCGTGGAGCATGAAGAGCCAGCCGGAGGTCACGAAGCGATGTGCCTGCAAGAGGCGGCCGCTAAAGCGAACTCTGGTGCCATGATGTTGATGGTTGAAATGGCTGAGGGCAGGAAGACCGTTAGTCTCGTCCGAGACGCGGTGAAGACAGTCCGAGGTCGTGTCAACTATGTCATGCGAACCACCGCCGGGAAGCATAAGCGCCTTTACAAGGCCGCTGATATTTTCAATGCTTTCGGCGATACGTGGTTGGAGGCACGTTATGGATGGAATCAGCTTGTCTATTCCACCCAGGACCTGGTTTCAGCGTTTGATCGATTGGCCAACCCTGGCCCTAAGATCGTGATGGGCAAATCTGCCCATACAGAAAACGCCCCAGGCACCGTCACTCACGTCGACGGGGAGGTGACCTACTGGTCCCTACCCTATGCGGCGCGGGCGAAAGACGTGCAACTTGAGAACAGCTTGATCACGCGGGCCATAGTGGCTCATAAGGTGTCATCGACATCCTTTAAAGCCGTGGACCGCAATCTAGCTGCCTTCGCATGGGAGATCGTCCCTTACTCCTTCGTTGTGGACTGGTTCTTCAATGTCGGAGATTTGTTCCGCGCTCACTGGCCGGTTCCTGAGATCACTCAGACGGTTGCTGCCACCTCTCGGCGGCGAACAGTGGCTGTGGACGTTACAATCGAGGGTTGTTCCTCCTCTGGTTGTGTGGATGAGCCGCCTGGCGACAGCCAAGCGTATTACCATGCATACAAGGAGAGCTACGATCGCTCACCTTGGACAGGGGGGATTCCCGTGTCTTTAACTTGGAGACCTCGCTTAGGTTGGAAGAACGTGATCGACATGATCACGCTGATACCCGGCCGAAAGCAGTTATCCCATTTATACCGGACGATCCGGTTATAGGAGAGAAGATGGCCAACATGACCATCCCCGCCGCCTGGACCAAGTACCAGATTGACAGTGACCATGTGACGTACAAACGTCCTAATCACACGGCCGATGTGCCCGATCTGGTGAAGTTCAAGCGCCGTCCCCCGTCGGGCGGAACGAGCCAGTACCAGGTAATGGGCGTGCTCGGAAATGGCGACGTCGTGGTCGGGGAAACCCGAAACACGCTGGTTGATCTCAACGTCCGCAACGTGTCCGGTCAGGACAACGCCAAGGTCGCTGCCTATTTGGTCGAGCTGGCTACCCTGATCGGGACGGCCGGCTTTGCCGATGACAGCACCGTTGAGCTCGATCTCCCCCTCTAGGGGGGGCTGATCGTGACCAGAGCCCTCGAATGGGCTAAGTACGTCGCCCTTGTGGCTACTGGAGCTATTCTATGTCACATGTCGAGCATTCCCCTCGATCGTTGCTTTGTGCAATGGTTGAGAGTGCTGTTGGGGCTACCAGCCTAGACTTCTGTCCCCTTCCAACTTTGGGAGGGGCGGAGCTCATCGGCGAAGTAGTGTGGGACGCTATTGCAAATCCCACAAACAGCGTGTATTGTGACGGGGACCACAAGTCCTTGTTGCGGTTGCGTCAGGTCGAAGCGTTGTTGAAGAAAAATCCGTCAATCGACGGGGCCTCCCAGGACGACCGCAAGGCGAAAGCCTTTGCCAAGTTCCGGAAGGTACAACGCCGAAATGCCAGATCAGCGAAGAGGCTACGCCTCTATTTTGGTGATCCGCAAAGGATTCCACCGCTGGTTAGGTTAGTACTTGACGAGGCTCGAATGGATCTCTTCCGCTTACTCGGCCCGTATCCTACGGCCGATGACTGGGAGGAGTTTATGAGAGCCGCGCCGTTCTCGTCAGGAACCTTACAGGGTCTACAGCGTTTTGGCAAGCAGTCCGCAAAGGACTGCGACCCGTACGCAAAAGTAGGCCCCGAACAGGTACTGACTTCAACAGCCAAGTGCATGAGGTTCTATGGTTCGGCCTTGCTGGCCGGATCGTATGGCAATCACCTCCAAGATCTTTACCGCAAGGGTAAGTTGGGGATTGAAGAAGCCGTGGCCTCTGTACTGTCGACGCAACCCAAGGACGCGTCGATTGATCGTGTCATCACTACCGAGCCGTTGCTGAACGCGATGGCTCAACGGGGATGTGCAGCGATGCTAAACCTCTATCTGCGTGACTGGGGGATCAACCTCCATGATCAAAGTAGGAATGGAAAGCTCGCTAGAACTGCGTCAGAGCGAGGATTCGCTCCTGATGGGTTCTCCACTGTAGATCTGGTTAGCGCTTCGGATACCGTTCTCACGGTCCTAGTGCGACGCCAGTTGCCTGAAGGATGGTTCGATGCGCTTGACGCGTGTCGGACCGGTTCTTGGAGCTTGGACGATGAGGTCAGTCAGGACGACAATACCTTCTCGTTCATGGGGAATGGTTTTACCTTCCCGCTCCAGTGCTTGCTTTTCGCCTCCTTGGTGAGGGCATGCATTAGGCTTACCGCCTGCGACGACCGTCGCTGGCGAGTCTACGGTGATGACATTGTTTGCCCCACTGGTGCCTCAGCTATCCTGCTTGAGGTTCTTCGCTTTTGCGGGTTTATCCCGAACATCGCGAAGTCCCATGTGGTCGGTTTCTTCCGTGAATCCTGCGGACAGGACTGGTTAAATGGCAACAATGTACGACCGGTGTTTCTGAAGGACAGCTTGGGTAAGCGGACAACGCGCCACGCTTTCTTCAACCGCCTGCAAATGGTGGACCGGTCTCACCCCGTCCTGGGTACCATGTTGGCGTCCGAGAAGGACCCACTTGTCGGCCCTGCAATAGGGCCTGCTGGGGGCGAAGAGGGGCACTACGTAGCGCCCATTTTCGTCCTTAACAAGGTGGGTAAGGTTGAATGGCTCCCTGCCGTTCAGTCTTACGCCTACTGGTACAAAACCCTAGTCGGAGCCGCCCGAAGGCGGACTCGCAACGACGACGGTCGAAGACTCCTAGCCTGCTTGGCCGGGAGCCCAGGTCCACGACACGACATCCGCGACACCATTTGGTATCGCGTAGAGCTAAG